AAATTGACCGTGATGGTCGTATCCGTACGAATTTTAATCTTATCTTTACTACTAGCGGTCGCTTGTCTAGTAGTGGCAAGTTCAATGCTCAGCAAATACCTAGGGACAACCCTATTATCAAAGGTTGCTTACAGGCTCCAGCAGGATATAAGATTGTATCGCAAGACTTAACCACAGCTGAAATGTATTATGCTGCTGTGCTAAGTGGCGACAAGAACTTGCAAAAGGTATTCTCAAGCGGCGGCGACTTTCACTCAACAATTGCCAAAATGGTGTTTTCACTGCCTTGTCCAGTTGAAGACGTTAAGCGATTGTACGGAAGCATGCGTCAAAGTGCTAAGGCTATCTCTTTTGGTATTTTGTACGGAAGTGGTGCTAACAAAGTTGCTGAAACAGTTACCAAGGGTTTGCCAGAAGGCGAAAGCTATCCAGTTGAACAAGCCCGTGACGATATTAAACAATACTTTACAAAGTTCAGCAAACTAAAACAGTGGTTAAATGACAGAAAAAAATTCATTGAGCAAAATGGTTACACTTACTCCTTTTTCGGCCGCAAACGCAGATTACCTAATGTGTTTAGCTCAGATAAAGGCATTGCAGCTCACGAAGTCCGTAGTGGAATTAACGCCGAAGTGCAAAGTCTTGCCAGTGATGTTAACTTACTTGGAGCTATGCGAACAGCAACCGAGATTTCTGCAAAAGGCTTAGACGCTAAAATCTTTATGTTGGTTCATGACTCGATTGTTGCGCTTGTAAAAGACGAAGATGTGGTGGAATACTGCGAGATCCTAAAGCGTAACACTCAACACAGTTGGGGCTGTGAAATTCCTGGCACACCGATTGGTGTTGACCAAGACGTGGGCGACGACTACAGCTTTGGAGACTGGGAAAAGTACTATGAATTTACAGGAAATAACCTGGCCCGTGTTCAAGCTGGGTGAGCGTGAGCCACAGCAGCGTGATGGTGTCACATACTACATGGTTAACTATGTTGATGAGCAGAACCAGCCTGCTGTTAGTTTTAAAGTCATTGATGATAAGTCGGTGCCTGGCACAACACTGGGCTTACGCAGACTCTACCTAAAATCGCAGGGCGAAAAGCTTTTTGCAATTCGCACTGCCGTTTACTTTTTAGCAGACTTGGTTAAACTTGCAAAATCAAAGACTTGGTTTGTTGATAGTAGTGGACATGTATTTCAGTATCGCAAAACCATACGCGCCAAACTCACAACAAAGAAGATCAAACAAGTTTTACCTGCGGGTGGTCTAGGGTGTGTGGTTGAACTTGTGGGGATTAGTTCACGATTTAAATGTATGAGACACCCAACGGAGTTCGAAAGCTATGCCAGAGTCTTACAACACGGCATGGGATTTATTTTTTATGGCTTTTGTGAAACACACGAGCCAGATAGTTGGAGAATGGTCTAGTGCCTAAAGCAGTAATATCAAACCGTATTTATATGGATAACCCTGGTGTAGAACATACCAAAAAGGTTATTAGTGCACTTACCTACAAAATCAAAAAAGACACTGGTGCTAAAAAGTTTAGTCCAATTGAAACTATCAAAAACTACAAAGTGCTGCCCAAAGGTATACTAAGTATTCCTCAAGGCAGATTAGACTTAGTACCAGAAGATTATGAAATCATTGATAAACGAGTGCTGGAAACCGTACCTTTCCCAACACCTAAATATCCTCTACGACCCGAACAACAAGTGGTTTATGACCCAATCGACGACACGTGCTTTATCAATGCCCTTGTGGGGTGGGGAAAGACTTTTACAGCCTTACACCTTGCACACAAGTTTGGACAAAAAACT